TCAATGAGGTGCAACTGTACAAATATCTATTCTGGTGATAAGGTTATCTGCGGATTCAATTAAAACTAAAGCTCCTTCATTTTCTTTTTCTCCTTGTGACAGAATAATACAAGCCTTTTCTTTCTGTGCATCTAAATACCCTAATTCTGCATAAACCAAATTATTTGATTTTTTAATTGTTTCAAATTTTTGAGTCAAATAATTTATTAAATTCTCTCTTCCCTGTATTGGTTCTAAAACATTCTGGCTTTCATAGATTACATCTTTGCTCAAGAAACCCTCTATGTGTTTGATGTTTAAATTATTGTATGTTTTTGCTAATTTGTGTATTAGATTCATTTTTTAAATTACAATAAGTGAAATTGATGTAAAAAATTTATTTAATTTGAAACAACTATATTAAAAACATATATCTTTTCAAAAAAAATCACTCCACTTCTTTAGTAAGAAATGGAGCTTTTTGTTTTTAATAACTGAAATTTTCTACATCACTATTATTACCACCAGATTTACTATTGTAACTATTTGAAATAGGATAACCATCAGAATCATAAGTATAGATAGCACTAAAAATAACTTCATCATTATTGTCATTATCTATAATTTCTTTTACATTATTTGGTGAAATATAAAATACTCTCCTTTCATCTAAAGAGTTACACATTTCAATATTAAAAAAACCGAACTGTGTAAATAAAACATAAATAGGGTTTATTTTATCATCATAACTATAAGTGAATCCAAAATTATTTTTTACAGGGTTTCCATTAGTATCAAAGTTTGTAAAGATGTAGGTGTCTGGTTTTGCTATAATTAAATCTTTAATATCAATTTTGTTAAATACACCTTCTGAATTATAATCTAAACTAGCTAAAACTTTACCAGAAGAATCTGTTAGACTAATTAACCTATCATTAGAGTCATAAATCTGCTTAATTATGTTCCCTGTGCTTTTTATAGAAGTGTTTATATCTGAATAACTTACAGAATTTTGACTATAAACTGTTGATATTTTGCCATTAGAACCATATTCAAACTCATATAAAGCTCCTGAACATCCATAAAACCATGCTTTCACTAATTTACCATTTTCATAAATAAATTTATCTGGATTGTAAAAACTAGATTTTTGTCCTTCTTTACTCGTAATTTGTGTAATTAATTTTTCTACATCAGGTAAGTTTTCAACCATTTCGTTGTCTTCATCGCTGCTACCACAAGAATTAAATAAAATTAGACATAGCAATAGTGTAAATAAAAAAATCTTTTTCATAATAAAATTGTTTTTATCTGCGGAGAAGCTAACAGAATTGTTAGTTAAATAAAAAAGGTGTGCTCTCCTACTTATTATTAAGTAAACACCTTTATTTTATAAGAAAAGTTACAATTTTTAAATTGAACTTTTCAATTTGTAATATTATAAAATAACACTACAAAAATATTACGGATTTCCGTAAAAATATTAAAAATTATAACTTATAAAAATTTATTTTAACCGTTTTTTAAGAACCTCAACCTCATCACTAACTTTCTTCTGTACAACTTTACCATAGTGAGATTGTGTAACATTCATATTAGAATGCCCCAATAATTCCGATACAATTTCCATTGGTACATTATTAAATAAGAGTACTGTTGTTGCAAAGGTCTTTCTCGCTGTATGATGTGTCAATTTTTTATCAATTCCAATTAATTCCGAAATCTCCTTTAAATAAGAATTGAACTTTTGGTTACTTAAAGTTGGCAACTTGTCATTGTATTTATCTAAAACCTCTCTTGCTTTTGGTAAAATTGGAATGGATATTTTTCTGCCAGTTTTCTTACGAACCATCTGAATCCACTCTTTACCATCAAAACCAATTTCAATATTTTTAGTCGACAAAGTTGACATTTCTGTATACGCTAAACCTGTATAACAGCAAAAAATAAACAAATCTTTTACTTGTTGTAATCTCTCTTGACTAAAATTATGCTTTTCTAACTTTTTTAATTCTTCATCAGTCAAATAAATAATTACAGTTTTAAACTTCTTATTTTTATATAAGTGAAATGGGTCTTTCTTCAGATAATTTTCTGAAATAGCAAACTGAATAATTTTCTTTACTCTTTGAATACTCCTATAAACAGTAGCTTGTTTTAGTTTTAAATCTGTTTTAAAGAAATATTCTAGATCTTGTATAAACTTTAAATCTAAATCTTTTAACCTTACGTCTTTTCTTTTGTAGAATTTAGTAATAAATAGTGCTACTTTTCTTCTACTTTCCACATACCTACTCCAAGACAACTTATTAAAGTCTATACCTATTAATTTTTCTGTCTTCTGGTTATGTAAATCATATGCTCCTAAAATTGTAATTTCTTCTTTAGAATCTTCTCCTTTATATTTTCTATAAATATCATCTACATCAAAGTTATTGGGTAAGATTTGAAGCATTAAAAAAGCCTTATCTATCTGTTGACGAATAAGGCTTAATTTGTTGTTTAAAATGTTGTTTTCTTTGCTATCTGGTAAAGCTTTCTGTTTACCACTATGCCAATAATCTGGATTGATAAATATTCCTGTAGAGAATTCTTTTCTACTTTTTAAAAATGTAATTCTGCATCTTATTGGACATTTACCCATTTTATTTATCTTATTTCTTTTTAAGAAAAAAAGTATTGCTAACTTATAGTTATTCATATGTTTAGTGTTTTATAAAAGGGTACACCTGAAGAAAAAATGGTACACCTAAAAGTACACCAGAAAAGGCATACATTGATTAATAAATTGATTGTTGTGATTGTAAAGAAATATGTAGAAACTACTTGCAAACACTTTAAAACCTACAGAAAACAAAAAAGCCTCACATTTCTGTGAAGCTTTAAGTGAGCCCTGAAGGATTCGAACCTTCGACCGCCTCCTTAGAAGATACAATTAAATAAGTTTTTAAAAACCTATTAATAAAAGGATGCTACAAAAACTAAAATAAATTTTACACGTTTTTTTCACGTAAAAACAATACAACTCACTAAATTCAATCAAGAAATAGCTGTGCTCATTTAGTTGTATTGTTTTAAAAAGTTAGTCTAATTCTTAAAAGAACCAAGTTTAAAAGAATTGATACTATTGCAGTAATAATCAGCCACAAAGGATATCTGAACTTTATAATCTCTACTTCTTTTGTATCTACTTTGGATTTGTAAGTACTTTTGTATTCTGCAATTCTTTGATTAACTATCGAATCAAGGTTAACATCTACTTGAATATTTCCGTTTACAGATTTTAAAGTAACTTTTGCTTTTTCTGTTCTTATTTCCTTTTCAAAGTCTTTTAAGTTTCCAAGGCTATCACACGGCTTTTCTATTAATAAGGTGTCTATAACTTGTTTTGTTACTAAACGTTCTTTAAATACATTAACAGTGTCTTTTACAATACGTTCTTTATATTCTGTAACTGTTTTTTTTGCAGTGCAACTATTAAGAATTAATAAGATAATAAGTAGTAATATTTTTTTCATAATATATATATTTTACTCTTGCATTTCAAAATGTGGAGTATCTACAAACCCATCTTGAATACTATTTTTATTGAAATCCCCGCCCCATCTATTTTTTGGATGAAGTGTTAACCAAAATTTACCAAGTTCTTTAATATCATTAAAATCATAAGTTAACTTACCATCTATAAAGAAATTAAAATCGACTGCTAATCGTTTTCTATGTAAACTATTTAAAGTCTTACTTAAACCTAATTTAACGTATTGTTTTTGCGTGAAATCATTTCTAAAAGCATCCCCAAAAGTTAAGTCTATTCCTATCATATCTGCATAGACTATTAAACTCGCTACATTCTTACTAAATATTATTTGTTTTTCTGATAATCTCATAATATCTATTTTATCTAATCTTCTTTTTCTCGATAATCCCTAACGTATCTAAACACGTCTTTTTCTTCATTATGCTTCTTTATAAGGTCTTTTGTTTCTTTATTAATTTTATAGTCTTTAATCTTATAATACATTATTAAAACCCCTATAATTAAACTAAAAAAAGCAATCATCAACCTAATAAAATTAATATCTTCTTTTGTTGAAAAAGGAATAATTAGAACTACAAAGAAATCTAAAAAACTTAATCCTAAAACGTATTTTAAAAAGTTTGAAATTATATATTGTACAAAATCAGTCATAATATTTTAATATTTTACCCACTATAAACGTGTCTTTTCTTCTGTTTATAGGGTATTTTAAAGTTTCGAAATATTTCATTATTCCTAAACTATCTTTTGCGTGTTCTATTTGTTTAAAGTTTGAAGTGTCTTTTCTTCTTCTTAAAATCTCATAAACAAGACTATCATTTCGCCAATAGCTCCAAGCAATATCGTTTGGATAACCTAAAGAAAAATTATCTTTACCTAAAAGGTTGTTTCTATCATAATCAAAATAATGCCCCCATTGTTTCTCGTAACTTAGATTGAAGTAATTTCCTACAAATCTTAACTTTCCATTTCTTCTAATTACTTTTTTACTCCAAGTTTCAATAGGCGAATCTTCAAATTCTAAATAATTATAAATTACATTATCTTTTAAATTATCGTTTTCTGCTTTTAACTCTGCAATTTCAACGCTTTTTGCAATATTATCTGTTCTTAAATTTGTTAAAGTATAAACTAAACTTGCTATTGTTACAATTCTAACAACTGAATATTTAAGTTCAATACCATAGAATAATTTACAGTATTTTATAACATTAACTTTTACGTTACTTATCTTCTTCATTCTTTGAACGCTCTTTAAAAAAGAATAAAATTACAATGGTAACTAAACCAAGTAAATTTCTATTAATATCACTTACTGCCCTTTCGTATTGTTCAGCTTGAATTAAACCTTTTTCTATTTTTATATCTAATTGAACTGTTTGATAAAATGACAACACCAAGTAAACAGAAATTAAAACAATACTAATAAAGTGCATTGTTTTAACCTTGTCAATATTATTAATCCATTTACTGTTTTGTTGGCTCATTTTTCTACTTTACAAATTCATACACCAATAAAGGATGCTTAGATTCTAATTTCTTTAACAACTCCTTATTTATCGTGTTATTTAATACATATTCCTTTGCTAAAATTGGGTTTAATGCTTCGTAGAAATCTTTTAATTTATCTTCTTTTACCTCGTAGTTTCCTTTTTCAACTTCTTCTCCAAACTGCTTTACTAAGTCGTTTTTTGTGTTGTTGAAATTCTCCACTTTATCTTTTAACTCTCCTAAAAGTTCGTAAATTTCAAAACGTAATTCGCCATTTGTTACATCTAACATTATTAACTTTAACTCTTCGAATAATGCTATTAATTTTGATAGTTTTACTTCTTTACTCTTTGCCATTTTATAATTATAAATTGATTAATATTAAATATTTGTTTTTTCATTGGTATTACACTACAGCCCAATTTGATTTGTAGCAACATAAGTATTTGTAGCTATTTTCACTAATACAGAAGACGTATTTATATTCGCATTCCCTATGTCCATAGTATCGGAATAAACAGTAACGCCAGAAGCACCATTAAAACTAACGTAAGAACCCTGCCTGTTAATTATTCTTATATTTTCATTTTCTAAATTACTTGGAACAGTTATAATTACATCTCCTGTTCCTCCAGAAATATCTATTACGTTTGTAGATGCTGAAATTGTTGCGCTTGACGATATTGATTGAACAACATTATTAATCTTATTATCTACATAGGTTTCTGTAGCTAATCCACTTAATGCAGAATTTGTAATATAATTAGCACCATTCGTTAATGCATTGTTGTTGGTTGGTATAGAAGATGTTAGTGCATAATTACTTAAATCTTGATGCGTTGTTAAAAAACCTTGACTATTTACATAAGATTCTGTTGCGTACCCAGATAGGCTTGGAATATCTGATGTTAACGCAATTGTTCCACTTGTTGTTGGTAAGTTTAGCGAAATAGCCGAAATTCCTAAATTTTGTGCTTTTAAAGTTGTAAAAGATGCTCCAATATTAAAAACTAAATCATCGGTTAACCAAGTGCTACCATCATTCTTAAAATAGTCTGAAATATTAAAATTTGTTGCAATATTTACACTTCCATTTGATGAATATGTAATATCTATTCCAGCACCTTCAATAAAGTTTAAAACGTTTTCAGAACCTATTTGCTTTCTGTTAATTGAGTTTGTTTGTAATTGAAAATAATCGTAATTATCATACGTTCCAAAATCTGTTATTTGCGATTTTGTTAGATTTGTTAATTGACTTCCGTTTCCTGAAAATGATATTGCTGATACATTGTCATAAAAAATTGCACCATTTGATTGCGATAACGTCAAGGTTTCCGTCCAGTTAGAACCATCTCTCGCTACAAAAGATAAAGATTTATTTTCATCTAAACTTATTCCATAAAAAGAAGTTTCTGCTTCATCTTCAAAAATTATATGTTGGTTAGATTCTGTAAAAGTGCTATTTCCTGCATTCGAAATATGTAATTTAGACTTATTTAACGTTGAAGTGCCAATTCCAATATTGCCGTTAAACAATTGGGAAGAATTAAAGTTGTTATTAACATTATTAAATGCAACGTTACTTAAAGGTAATTGATAATCTGTACCTGCGATAAAATTTCCAGAATTTAAATAATTTTGATTATTTACCCAACTTTCCGTTGCAAAACCATTCAAATCTGCAGATACCAAAAAGTTACCATAGTTTCCCAAGTCGTTTGTGAACTCGCTTAAATCTGTAGGAAAATCTGTAATTTGAGATTTTGTTAAATTTGTTAAACCGCTTCCGTTTCCTATTATATTTCCATAGAAATAAACATTTCCAGAATTCACTTTAAAAGCATCAACCCCTACATTGTTCTGAACACGAAAACTATTTGGCGAGTATATGAAAAACCCGCCAGAAGTTCCTGAATCTACCGTTATACCTGTTGAAGAAACCCAGTTAGGTATCACATTGTAATTATTTCCATAAGCAGTTAAGTTTACCCCTGTTGTACTTGTTCCTGCTCTTAATATAGACCTTGTTGATGTTCCTGTATTTAAATTAGTTACCTTTAAAGAAGCATCCCCATTTACATTTTTGGAAACTTCTAAATTATCTGAGAATGTCTTTGCTCCTGAAATTGTCTGAGAAGTGTTTCTGTCTACATAATTAGTTAAAGAAGAAGGTGCTAAGTAATCTGTCCCAGATATTAGTGCATTTGACAATACCCCAGAAGCATCGATTGCTAATCCAGAACCAACTTTAACACCTCCTAAAACAGTTGAGGATGCTTTTTGTAAATTATAGCCTTGTCCAGGTATTCTCTCCCATTCTGAACCATTATAAATAACATCATCTCCAACTGCAAATGTTATATTTCCATCACCTAAATCTACTGTTCCAGCAACTGTACATCTGTAATAAAAACCTGTTGTACCTGTTCCGTCTGCTAAATTTGGAGTATTTGTGTTTGCATCCCATGTGCCTTTATAAACTTGTGAAGCCGAAACAGGTTGCCATGATCCATTGCCACTTGCATCTGTTCTTAAATAATAACCATCTACTGCTCCAGTAGTTAATTTAATAGAAGGTGCGTTAATACCACCTATAAAAGTAGCATTGTTATTTTGTGATAACGTTAAAGCTTTCGACCAATTACCACCGTTTCTTGCTAAAAACGACAAACCCTTATTTACGTCTAAACCAATTCCATAATATGGCACATTTACAGAGTCTTCTAACATTATATGTTGGTTAGATTCTGTAAATGTAGTATTACTTGTTTGTGCAATATTTATTTTTGATTTGTTTATTTTATTAATTCCAACACTACTTCCAAATGAAGTTGCACCTGTAACATTTAAACCATTATTAGCAGTAAGTAGCTGTGTGAATATGTTTAGTTCTGTCTTTTTTGCAAAAGCAGTGTCAAAAAAACCATTTAAAGAAGTGGCATTAATTCCTAAACCATCTACAAAACTTTTATTTACACCTAAATTAGTAAGCGCTATATTTTTTTGCGTAGTTGTTAAACTTTGAGATGTTGTAAAACTTAATTTCTCTGCAATTGAACTTGTTAATGTTGCATCTGCATTAGACATTAATGCTAATACTTCTGATATTGAATTTACATCAAGGTCTGGATTATCTAATAATATTTGTATTGTAGCATTTTTTGTTGAAACTAATAAATCATTTACCTGTGTTTGTGTGTATGTTGAAGATGCTAACTCATTTACATTTATGAAAGTAGAATTCAACTTATCAATAGACCACGTTTTTAAAATTGACGAACTTAAAGAATCATCTAACAAAATAGAATTACTATAAATTTCCACTAAAGAAGAAAATAAAGAAGATTTATTATTTGTTGGTAAAGTTGCTAAAAAACCAACCAACTCTTCAGTTACATTTCCATCCCAAATATCTTTACCAAAAACAACTTTGATAATTTCCTTAAAATTATCATTAATTTTTGCACCACCTAATGGACCACTATCACCTGAATTAACACCAGAAGTTATATCTATTTTTTTCATACTTATTTAAATTTAAAAAACCCTTTCATCTCCAAAGAAATCTGAATTATCTCCAAAGTGAAAATTATCTTCGTTTACAAACTTTTCTACCTTATGACTTTTTACCAGAAAAGATAATTGATGAATTGTATTATTTTGCTCCATTTATTGTTTAATATAAAATTTCCACTTCCTCTAAATTAGAAACCAATCCACCTTGTTTTACTTGCACAGTATAATTACCAGGGTTAAAATCTCTAGCAAAATTATAAACACCTTGATCTCTTGTAAGAGTTGCAGAATAAAGTAATTTCCAAACTAAAGGACCTAAAGGAAAATTTCTTCCATAACCAAAAACTTCAATAGTTGCATTAATATTAGTAAAATCTATAATTTTATAAAAAGTGGTTAAATTCCAACTATCTCCAAAAGGACCATAAATTTTTGAAGATATTTCTATTCTAGGTTTTTTAACAGGATTTACATCTACCAAAGTAACTTCCGATTCAATATCTGTGTACTTACTTTCAACCAAAGTAACATCTGTTAAACCTTCGGTTAAATTCATATCAATTATAACAGGAGTGTACCTTCTTACCCCTTTATATCTAAAATCCAACAAATCTAAAGGCAATAAAAAACCAATTAAAGTTCCTGTTATTTTTAAATTATAACTATAGTTAATACCTAAATAAATATCGTTTAAAGATTTTAAAAAGCTTACAGACTCATCTACACCTACCCTCTTCCATTTATCTAAATAATAAGAAGCATAGTTTACACCATTAAAACTTGCATTTTGCACAATATTATTAACGTTATCTGAAAATGAAAATGATTTTTTTGATAAATTTTTTTGAGAAGAAGAATGAAAAACGTCTAAACTATTAAACGTACTATAATTTAAATTTCTATTCCTAACAACACTTACCTCTGTTTCTTCTTTTAACAAAAAGGTTAATTTCTTAAAAACAACTCCTTTATAGAAGTTACTGTTTATAAACCTATGATAAACACTAGGATAAAGCCTAATATTATAATAACCACTTTCTAAAAATAAAATTTTATCTATTTTTACAACAGCTTTTATATTCCATTTATCTAAAGTAATATCGAAATCGAAATAACCATTTGGCCTACTATCTGTTGGAAAATTAGAAATAAATATTTCTTCTGAAGAATCGTTACCATTTAAATCTTCTTTTCTAGTTATCGCAAAATAGAAAACACCTTTAAACGGATTTATTTTAAAACCACCTGAATAATTAGAAATATAGTTTTGAGAAATATCAAACGTATTATTATTAACCTTTACAACCTTTTGCAAAGAATTATACACACCACCTGCATCTTCAAAAATAATTTCATCTCCTGTTTCTAAACCATGGTTATTAAAAACAATCCTACCTTTACCACTTCCATTATTAATAATATCTGTAAAAGAACCTTCTATTTTATAATAATTATTTGTTTCATCTATAACCCTAGACAAGCACTCTAATTCTAAGTTAAAAGTACCATATCTTTCTACATCTGCATTAGCATCTATAAAAAAAGGAGTTTTTAATGTTACATAATTTGTATCTAAATCTCCAACCGTTATTACTTGATTAAAATAATCTAAAGTAAGTGTATTTACAACTTCTATTTCCGAAACCTTAACATTTGCAGGAGTTGCAATATAACCTCCAAAGTTTTCTGGTGCAGGGTTAGGTAAAAAACCACCACCAGATCTTATTATTGGCTTTGTAAAAACTTCTTTAAAATTCGTGCTTAAAAAAGAATCTAAAGGCAATAAATTATCACCAGAAGCAGAATCCCAAGTAGTTTCCATTTCATTTAAAACAGGCAATGTTTCTATAGAAGGAGTTTCAAAAAAATATGTAGAAATAATATTTCTATCTATTAAAACATCTTGTATAAATTCTAATTCTAAAGAACTGTTATAATTATACTCTTTAAATGGAATTGTAACTTTATTTATTAAATTTAAACCTACAATTACCCATTGTTTTTTATACTGAAATAACCTTAAACCATTACTTTCTAACAATAAAACCAAGACATCGTAACAAGATTTTTCTTTACCACCAGAAACATAAGAAGAAGTATCTACCAATAGATCTAAATAACTAATTTCGAAACCAACATTCTGTATTGCAGGCGCAAACAAAACAGGAAACTTTAACCCTGTTTGTAATAAACATCTAGAAACTACATCTAAAACACTTTTTTTATCTTGATAAAAATCTGGATTTAAGTATTTATTCTTTAATAAACCTAAACCATCTGTTGCAATAAATTCTACAAAGAAATTGCTGTACGTGTAAGGTTCATTAAATTGCTCAGGAAACAAAAAACCAGACCATTTTACAACAGGGTTTTGAGAATCTGTAATATCTTCTAAAAGAACCTTAAACCTTGTTTCTGTACCTGTAAATAAATGAAAAAAAGTGCCTTCTACATTTGTTTTAACTAGCAAATTAAAACGAAGTTCGCTAGTTAGTAAATTACCAAATTTATCATCTTGCCCATTATATATTAAATGCGGACTCTCTATTTGGGTATCTTCAAAAATTAACGTTCTGTTATTTTCTAAAGTATCTACAATTCTAATATTAAATTTTTCAATATTCTGCATTAGGTAGTTCTATTTTTACGTTTATCTACCCTATTTAGCATCACCCTAAACTTATCACCCACAAAATCTATAGAAGGTTGTAAAACAACATTTACTTCTTGCGAACCACCACCAATTAAACCACCTAAAACACCTTGTTGTCTTTGGTTTAAAATCATTTCCCCACTATTTACTCTTGCAAATAACTTATCACCAGAAAAAGAATTACCACCAATTACACCACCATCTGCAAAAGCACCTGCATAACTGCCTTCACCAGATGTTATACTTGCAGATGTAGAAATTAAAGAACCAATTGCAACCAAAGCAATACCTGCTGCAATTGCAGTAAAAGGATTTGTAAATGCCGCTTGTATTGCCAACATACCAACCCCTATTTCTATTGCTGCTTTACCTAACTGAATTGCTAAATCTCCAATAGTTTTCATTAAACCACCTGCAACATCGCCCATTGTTAAAGATCCGTTTGCTAAACCAGCAATCATAGAACCAAAACCTGCCAAAGCATTACTCGCTGTTTGGCTAATTATTTCTGAAGTCTGCAAAGAGAAATCTATAAAACCAGATTTCATACCACCTAATACTGTATTTAGCTTTTCGGCTTCTTGTTCTAAAGGATTTGCTAAATCTAAAGAAACACCCAATGGCTTTAACCCATCTGAAATTGCAGTTTGTTTTTTTATGCCTTTTGATACTTCTGGTGTTGTTTCTTTTTTAACTTTAGAAATAGTTTGGTTCGCAGCAATTATTTTTAATAATTGCGCTTCTTGATCTTTTAAAGTTTTTAATTCAGTATTAGATAAAATATTACCTAACTCTTGATTTTTATTTGTTATTTCTAATAATTTATTTTTTTGAGCAACAGTTAGACCGTTTAATTTTTCTTCAGCTAATTTTGCTTTTGCAAATGCAACAGATTGCTTTTCTTTCGCTAATTCTAAATCTATTATTTTACTCGCAATTTCCTGCAATTTAGTTTGCGCGGCTTTGTATTTTGCAGTCTTTAAAAGCTCGTTATTATACAACTCAATAGCAACTCTTGCGCTATCTGTATTTATTTTTTCTAAAGTTAAATTACCTAAATATTTAGGTGATAAATTATTTAACTCTTTTACTGCTTTTATTCTTGCAGACTTAACTATACTTTCATCTTTTGCAATAAATAATAACTCTGCTAACTTTGCTTTTTCGTTAGCAATAGACTTTGCAGCGGTATCATTTATTTGAGAAAGTAAGGTTTGTTTTTTTATGGTTTTATCGGTTTCATTATTAAAAAAAAGAAAATAACTAGCTATTGCAGTTACTGCAACAGCCAACGCACCAAAAGGATTCGCTGCAATAATTGCAGTAAATTTTATAAAACCACCTTGTAAAGCAATTAATGCAATTTTTAATCCACCAAAAGCGGTAATTAAACCAGGAATTACAGTAGTCATTAAAAAACCAAGCGCAACTAATAAAGGACCTAAAGACGCTGCAAAAGAACCAAATATTACAATATTCTTTTTTGTTTCTGGCGACAAAGCCTGAAAACTCGCAACCACTTCTTTTATTTTACCAACAAAAGGTAAAATAGCCTCTGCTATAATACTACCAAATTCTTCTGTAACATCGCCAATTGTGTTTTGCAATTGCTTAAAACCACCTAAACCAGCTTTTGCTGCAGCTTCTCCTGCCCCACCATATTGTTTTGCTAATTCGTCTAAAATAATAGTTTGCGCATCTGCCAATCTATTGGTAGAAACTAAAGAATTAATAGTTTCTTTTTGGTCTTTTGTAAATTGAATTCCAGAACGAGATAATGCAGATAAGTTAGCAACAGGATCGTTTAACGCTTTACCTAATTGAATAGAAGCAGACTTTAAATCTCCACCTAAACGTGTAGATAAATCTATTGCTGCTTGTTGCGTTCTTGCAAACTGATCGCCTGCAATATTTGTAAACGTTAATAATTGCGCTGTTGCATTCTCTAAAATTTCTTCATCACCAAACAACGAATTGTTTTGTAACTCTGAAGCCATTTTCTGTAGTTCTTCTGAAGTATAACCAACTAAACCACCTGTAGATTGTAAACCTGCATTTACTTGCGCAATTGCCTGTTCTTGTTTATCCCAATTCTTTAAAGCAATTGCACCAAAAGCAACAAAAGGAGCTGTTACACCAACAGATAAACCTGCACCAATACTCTGCATCTGTTTACCCATCTTTTTCATTGAACGAGTAGCAGATTGCATTTTTGTACTAAACTGCTTTAGATCTGCAGAAAACTTTATGTTAATTGATGCTAAACCAGCCATTTTATTCTAACTTCTTTTTATCTATGTTTTCCCAGAATTCTTGTAATTCTTTTTTGGTTTTTGGTTTTCTAACAGCAATTGTTTCTAAAGGTTTTTCCCAAGGAAACAATTTGTATTCTAAAATAGTTTTAGGATGTTTAGGGTTTTTATCATCTAAATAAGGACTGATAAAACACCATTCTAAATCTCTATTTAATCCGTACTGTAACTTTACATTTGCTTCTTCTTTATTTCTATAACCTGTTAAAAGATTATCGAATTGACGAGGCGTTAAACTATAGAAATAATCTACTTTTAAACCAATTTCACCAAAAGCAACAATCTCTAAATCGTCGAAAGTTAGGTTAGAGGTTTTATCCTCTAACCCTTCTTCTTTCCCCTGGCAACAGGATCGACAACTTCTTTAACTTTTGGCTGACATTCTAAAAAGTAAGCACCTACTTCTTGCAGTAAAGAAATTTTACCCCACAAAGTAGCTACCACATCATCTAAAGTAATTGTAACTCTTTTATCTGTTCCTGCAGAAATACCTAATAAAATCAATTCGCCAAACAATTCTAAATGTTCGGGACCAAAATTGTTTTCATCAAAAGCAAACTTCTGCAAGAAAGCATCGTACTCTGAAAACTTTGTCCAATTGTTTTTTTTCATTACATATTTTACAAATGTGTAATTGAAAACTATTGTATAATCTTTGTTGTCGATATTTATTACCATAGTTATAATTTTAAGCGTTTAAAGCAAACGCTGGTTCGCCAATTCCTTTTATAGAAAAATCGAATGTTACTTTTTCTTTATTAGTTGCTTTAATTGAAATACTCTCGTAATAACCATTACCAGAAATTGCCAAATTACCTACAACTTCATCTGTCATTTCTATAGCAACAGCATCTTTTGCTTTTAAAGCATCCATTAAAGCTTTAATATCTACTTGAGCAGAAGCATCTGAATTATCTGCAATACCTGTTCCTGAAATAGACCATTCTACATCTTGTGGATTGTAGTTTTTACCCACAATATCTTTAGTTGCAATTTCTTGCATTGCAACACTCATAGAAAAACTAGATTCCTGCTCGTGCAAAATTGTTTTTGTGCCTGCCTTAACACGCATGTTTCCGTTATAATCTAAAGCCATTTTATTACTGTTTTATATTAAAAATTTGTTTTGTTACTATATATGTGTTTCCTGCTTCTATTCTTACAGGTTCGCTTTCTGCCGATAAATAATCGTAATAATTAGAAGAAGCTTTTAATGCTTCTACAACTTGATCTGCAATGGTTATACTTTTTGTATAATTACTAGACCAACTTTCTATAATTACCTGATATTCTGTTGCATTGTCTTTTGTTATGTTCGAATTCTTTTTTATAAAATAGTTTACAAAACTTTCTCCATCTTCTGCTTCTGATATTAATGCAGATATTGCATCTTTATCTAACAAAGCTAGTAATTCTGTTCTAGCGTTTAAATCTGTAACTATTTGTTCTGAAAAATCTACTAACATTAATTACTTAATTTTTCTATTTGCCTTTGAATGTATTTTGCAACTTTTGTTTCTGCATCTTTTGTTACTTGCCCTTGTGTTTGCTGGTACGCTTTATCTATAAAAGGATTTGCTTTCTGGTATTTTGTACCACGAATTACAAACTGTCTTAAATACCAACCATCTGCTCTTTTTGTACTTCTTGGCGAAACATATAATGTTGGGTTTTTTGCCCTACGCATTGTTTTTTTACCAATAGATCTTTTACCTGTTCCTGGAGTAATTACTGTACCAAAACTTTGCCCTTTTCTTTTTTGAATATGTGGCTTTTTAGCAATTGGCGTTAACGCTTTTACTGCTTTTACAGTTGGGTTTGCAACTTGACCAAGAATTTTAAGAACTTCTCTACTTTTAACCTTATCACTACTTAAAGATTTTAACTTTTTTTCTAACTCTTTAAAACCTTCTATTTCGATAAGATTACTATTCACTTTTTACTGCATTTATACGAAGGAATTTTCTAAACTCTACTTCTATTATAGACTCTATACTAAACTCTCTTTCTGCTTCATCTTTAACAAGCATTCCAATAGCTTTTCCGTTTGCTAAACGTATATCGTATTTTATTATAAATGCCGAATCGTAAATTGCTCTTACCTTTCCCTCTTCATCTTCACTACCAGCAACATCTATTTGCTGTGCCCAACACGTTTTTAAAACCTGATCTACTTCTACAGGAGAACCTAAACTATCTTTAGTTTTAATTTTCTGTAAAATTTTAATTTTGTTTTTAAAGTTGCCGAGTTCTATTTTCACTTAATATCTTATAAAGGAATTCAATAAACTTTCTGAAGCTGTTGGTTTGTTTTTTACATAATCTGCTCTAAACTTATCCATTGCAGCCGCTTTTAAAAGAATTGCCTGTTTAATTTTTTTTGATACTTTTACCAAACCAACAGTTATATATAATTGCACTGCATCTGGTGTAAATTCTTTTACAGTTGGTAACGTAATACCTTCTGTATATTCTAATTTGTTTTCTACAGTATCTACTCTTTGTAAAGAATAACTATCTGTTGAAAGTGTTTCTAAAGAACCAGACGTATAATCTGGTGATTTGTATTCAATCTTTTCTATTTCTATAATTGTATGTAAACTATTTACAATTACATCATTAAAACTTTTACCAGAAATTTTGTATTTCTTGGTAGTAATTGCTCTATTTATATAAGACTCGCATTCTTCTAAAGAAGCATCTAAAAAGTTTTGCCACAAAGCATCTTCTGGCGTTTCTTCTTCTGCATCTAATTCTTTTATTTGCGTTTTAAACTCTGCCAATGTTACTATTGGTTCTGCAGGTTCGAAATTTAAGTCTGTATAAAAAGCCATTGAGTTTTATTTTACGAATTTTGCATCGTTATTTTCCACTAAAACAGTTGCTTGTGTAGCATCTATTTCTATTACATCACCAATGTTTGCAGACATTAAATACTTACCTGCAACTGGTTCTAAAATTTCTATTTTAACTAATTTTGCTTTTGCCATTTTGTAATTTTTAAAGAAAAAAGCCTGCCGTTAAACAGGCTTTTATCAATTCAAAATAAATCAACTATTAAAAAAAAACTATACTGTTACCACTTTGTTAATTGCAAACGCTTTTTCGTTTGTTACTGCTACATCAGAAAAACCTTCTATAATTAATCTAACTTTTCCTGAAGCTGCTTGTGTATACGGATCTACAATAATTGAAAGTGTATCCCAATAACCAACTGTTAATTGGTTCCAATCTCCAAAAATAATTGGGTGTTTATCTGTATCTAATAAAGGCATTAAAGTTGTAGAAATAAATGGATAACCATTTAATGTGTTTCCATCTGATAAGAAAACACCAGAACCTGCATCTATTTTTGTAGTTTTTGCACCACTTTTTACTTTTGGATCTGCTAAATAAGCACGTTTTACATTTGTACCATCTGCTGCATCTACTAAACCTTCTAAAGCTACAGCTGTTGCATGCGTTAATGCACCTGCAGTAGTGTTTACATTTGTTGTAATTAAAGAATATAAACCTGTTGGAGCTTCACCAGAACCATTAATTGCTGCTAACGTAATTGTATTACCATATGCAATGTTAATTTGCTCTAAAATGTAATCTTCTACAGAAAAAGAAGTTTGTGCTAATAATTTCTTTGAAATATCCACAACACCAGAACATCTTTTTGGCTTTAAAGTTGGTCCCGCAAAACCTATATCTGTTGCAGCTGTTGTTGCAGTTTCTGATCCATAAGAAAAAGAAAATGCGCCAGAAGTTGGTAATGGAACATCGCCAACTAAACCAGACATAATGTTAACACCTAAACTTTCTATTGGAAGAACAGGCTGTAATGGTCTTACTAATTTTGGAGTTGAAGCTACCAAAGCACCACCTTTTGCACCAGAATCTCCTGTTACAGTTTGCGCTCTTAAAGCACCTGTTGGAATAGAAATTGCATTACCTTCTGGTAACTCTAAACCTGAAGCACGCATTTCTTCTTGCGCTTGCTCATGTACTTTTGCATCATCTGGATGTAATTCTTGACCTTTAGATAATGATCTTAATGATCTTAATAAAGAAAAATTACCTGACTTTTTTTCTGGTTTAACTGCAGGCGCACCAACAACTGTTCCCGCATTTCTTGAAGCATCTGCTTCGTCTTTTTCAATTTGCTCTGCTCTTAATATTTGAGCATCTAAAGCATTTCTTTGAGTCATTAAATCATCAAAAGAAGTATTTTCTTCATTTGACATTTCTCTCTTTTCTGTTTTCGCTTTTGTAATTAAAGCTGTTTGCTTGTCTTTTAGAGAAGCGCGTTCTTGTTTTAATTCTACTGAACTTTTCATTCTTACTTATTTAATTATTAACTAACAATTCTGCTTCTCGCAGACTTCTTTTATTTTCATCAAAAGATGTAACATCTTCTGGCTGTAACTCTGTTCTTAATTCTGCAACAGTTTGTGCGTTTCTTTTGTGCGCATCTGGATTAGAACCTATAGAAACAATAGACCATTCCATTAACCTTTGTTCTGTGAAATACAAAACCTCTTTATCTTCGCCATTTTCTTCATTACCAAAACGCGCCTTTTCTATTTTTGCGCCAATACTTGCCATTTTTAAAGTACCAGATTGTACTTTTCTAAAAATCTTTTCAGCCTTTGGATTTGTTTCTGCATCTTCAAAAGTTACAGTTCCAATTAATTCTCCATTTTCTACTCTTACCGTAGAAGTACCAATAATATTATCTGGATCGTCTGAATTTGCTCTATGTTGATAACAAACAATTGGGTTTCTTGTGTAGTCTGTTAAATTCCAACCATCTATTTTAAAAACCGTTCTGTAAGAATCTACTGCTTCAGAAGAAATAACAAATTCTACTTGTCTATTTTCTATCTGATCTGCAGTTGTATCTCTTACAAATGCGTTTCTTAAAACTATTCTTTCTTTACTCATTTTTCAATTTTTTAATCTCCAATGCCATTTTTTCCAACTTTAGTTGATACTCTGCTTCTGTTTGCATATTTAAAGGCATTAAAGCAACATCACCACCTTCTAATGGATTCATATCGAACATTTCTCTAATCTGATTAGGAACAAACACTTTATTGTTTAGCATTTTAGAAATAAATTCTGCCTGCGTTTTTTTATCTGCTTCTAAAAGTGAGTTTGAATTGTGGTGTACTTGATACCCTTGTCTTATTTCTGCTTCAGTAAATAGCTTTTCGTCTTGTTCTTGCCTAAATTTCATAGACCAAGGCAACACAGAATTAGATATATGATCTATATTCTGGCTTTCCATATTAGAATAGTTACTATTTTCTGTATCTTTTAATTTATGTGAAGGAATATTTAACCAACGTGCGACTTCACCAATTGCATGTTTATTAGTTTCCAAAAACATAGATTCTTGTGGCGTTAAAGAAATATGTTGGAAGCTTTCAGCTTCATCTATAACAGCAACCTTGTAATTAGATTTAGAAGAAAAACGACTCTCAATAGAATTACCTACTCTGGTTTTTGCATCTGGATTTATGCTTTTAGAAGAAGTCATTACAGCCATTCCAACACCTCTCGACGCATAATATTCTTCTGCAAACTCTTGACTACTTAATGCAACTCCTAAAGATTTAGCAGCATAAGCAACCACACCAATTCCTGTAATTCCGTTTTCTGAAAAACCAATTATGTGCTCCATATCTTTTGCAGGAACTACTCTACCATCGAAATGATACCAAAGTTTACCATTAAACTTCTTTACAGTTACTGGTGTATCGTTTTCGTTTATAAATTGCCTTGCTTCTACCTTTCCTGTAATTGGGTTTGTAATTTTTTCTGAATATGCGTTTCCTTTTAGAATTGCACATTGCATCATTATAGAATCGTAATTAAATGCAGACATAAAAGGATTTGGCCTTTTATTTAACAATCTATTTACAGGATGTGAAGCATCTTTTATACGTGTGTTTCCGTTTTTTATAATTACGGATTTAGGTAGTTTTGCGTAATCGTTACACAAAATTGTAATTCCGTTATAAAATGCAGATAGTGTTTTTGCTGAAGATGTGTTTACTGGTGTTCCGTTTTTTGTTACAGAACCACCACCAAACCAATCAAACAAACCAGAACCACCAACAGAAGAAACTGCTGATCTTGTAGAATTATTATGCTGTATTGCTTGTGCGAACACCTTTACACTTTTTTAGATGGTGTAAAGATGCTGGTATTTTGGTTTTTTATTATGAACTATTCGTTCGCTTTATTAAAAAAATTTTTAAAAGGCTTAAATATTGTTTTAACAAAAGAATTAAAAGCAATATGTAGTTTCATTTTAGAAGCATAAAAAGATTCATCTTCCAATAAAATATTCCTTTCAAATTTATCATAGAATGGTTTTTTCATTTTTTGAATTTTGTAATTGAAACAAATTTATAAATTATATACCCAAAATAGAATTCTATTATAATTAATAAAATTACTAAAATATATCTTACAGGGTTTTGAAACATTTCTAATTCTAACAATAAAGATGTTAAAAAAGCAATTAAAAATGTACAAATTATTACCGATATTATTTTAAAATCTTGCATTGATCGTTTTGTTTTTTAGGTATTTATTTATTATTTGATGCACTGTTATTTCTTGCAAACCAGAAAGTTTTGCCAAATTAGGAACTGTATTGTTTTGATTGTTTAAGAATAAATCTATAACAATTGCATCTTTTTTGTCTTGTAAATCTTGTAACTCGCTCATCTTCTTATTTTTTTTAAATACGTGTTCTTTTGATTCCTAAAAGAATCAAAAGAAGTGTATTTTTGTTCTTTAAAAATTTTTAAATATAAAAGGTTGGTTAAATCGAACGCTGCTTTGTGACTTTTGCATCTTGGTAATATTTTAAACCAATATTCAAAAAAACCTTGTCTAGTTCCTAATTGTTGCGCTATAGGTAACACTTTTGCTTCTATTATTTGTTTAAATTGTTCTGGTGATTGCTGCATTTAGATAACTTGCTTTAGATTTTGAACTGCTTTTAATGAAGTGTGATAATATATTTCTGTAGTCTTTATACTATTGTGGCCCATAATATCTGCCAAGGCTCCAATACCTGTTCCGTTATCTAATGCATAGGTTGCAAAAGAGTGCCTTAATAAATGAAAAGAAGCTGTTGGGTGAATGTATTTTTTTACTAATCTTTGTATACTTGTTGCAGAATATTGGTTTTTAAATTGGCCGTTAAAGACATATTCTTCTGATCTATATTCTAACCAATATTCTGTAAGTAACTCAATTAAATTATTGTTTAAAAATGTAATTCGGTCTTTTTTCCCTTTTCCGTTTATTACATTTAATACATTTCTTTTTTTATCGAGATCTAACCATTTTAAATTTATTACTTCGCTTATTCGCAATCCACAACTTAAACCTAATGTTAATATAGCTTTGTGTTTTAGATTTTTAACCATAGAAATTCTTTCTGCTAACAATTCTGCATCTATTATTCTAGGTAGTTTTTTTTCTCTTTTTGGTCTTTCGATTTTATTTAAGTGAACTTCTTTTTTTCCTAAAATGTATTTTGCAAATAACTTTAAACTACCTATTACCTGGTTTTGCACAGATATTGAACTGTAGTTTTTGTTTAGTAAATAGTTTTCAATTTCTTTTGTTGTTATATGATATGGATTCTTCTTTATTTCTTGAAGAAACTTTTCTAAATAACATACATACGTTTCTATTGTCCTTTTTGAATAGTTTTTATTTGTTAATTTTTGTTTGTAAATTTCTACAGATTTCATAGTTTTTTCTTTTTATAGTTGGGTTTGGTAGTGGTGGTTTCTATATAGGTGTTCTAAAAAATTAACCAAAAATAAGCAGTGCAACTATGCCAATTAATATTAAACCTAAAGGCAAGCACCCATTTATTGCTTGGTCGCTAATTGCTTCTTTATCTTCTAATTCTTTAAC